AGCATTGAGAACACATCCGGATAGACCTGGTGGTAATAAAGATAAATTTCAAATAGTAACCACGTGTTATTTTTCATTAATTGAAAATCTTAAAATGCGAACACAAGATAAAACATTTGATAGATTAAGAAATGATTCGCGTGATTATTTTGATGAACAAAACCGACTTAGTCAAAAATATCGTACTAGTGGTAAAAACCCTACACCTCTTTTTAATAAAGACGATAAACACTTTAATAGTAAAATGTTTAATAAAGTATTTGAAGAGAATAAACTGTATGATCCAAATGAAGAAGGGTATGACGATTGGTTAAAAAATGAAGATGATACACAAGCACCTAAAGTATTTTCAAACAAATTTAACATAGATGTTTTTAATAATACTTTTAATGATTATAAAGATACATCGACATCACAAGATATTGTAGAATATAAAGAACCACAAGCACTTATATCTTGTAATAAAATGCAATACACGGACATAGACCAAAACAATAAAAAAAATTTTACAAAATCAGCTGAAACAAGTAATGAATTAGGATATAGTGACCTTAAATCAGCCTATACAAAAACAAATAATTTAGTTAATCCAAATAACGTTAAAATAAAACAATATCGTGATATAGATGAATTAGAACAAGATAGAAGTAATATTAGTTTTGAAATGACTCCAGAACAACTGCGTCAACAAGCAATCCAACAACAACAAGAAGAAGAAGAAGAATATCGAAGACAACAACGCATCCAACAACGCGACCATATGACTGAAAACCATTATAATGATATACACGCGAAAATGATAGGTAATTAAATTTAAAAAAATTGATTTTATAAACATAAAATTAAAAACATAACATATACATAACATATACATACCTATCATTTTAGCGTATCTTTAGATTCACAACCTATGATTGTATTTGGAAATAATCCGATATTTGATGAATTAACCTTTAATAAATTTTCAAACACTGGAAAATATTCTAAAGATGATACAATATGTTATATAAACAATGATATAAATGAATTAGAACATAATATAGCAAAAATTAATAATCCTTCATATAAAACACAATTAAAAGATAGAACAAATTATTATCATATACTAATACAAAATATAGATACTTTTTATGATAAAATATAATAAAAATTGAAAATTTAATAATAAGTATAGTAGTTATAAATCACCATATCAAAATACCAATTTGAGAATCAACAATTAAAAATATGCCAGAAACTACCTATCACAAACGGTGTGCAAATGCACCCCTACCAATTATTATTTTTAATAAAGATACAGATTATGATAAAAGAAATTACACTATTTTTTCTAAATATGGAACACGTTCTAAAGAAGATACAATTGATTGTATACAAGATACAATATATAGTAATAAAGAAAGTATTAAAGATAAAATTAAATTAACAGAAGAATTTTGTAATAATGGTTATTGTTGGTTTTCTGATATGTGGAATACTATAAAATATTATGAAGATTTTATTGAAAATATTGATATAGTTATAGAAAACTATAAAACAAAAAATAAGTAAAACTTATAATTAATAAACCATAATAATAATATTATTAAAAAACATTATAATAAAAAAATAGTTATAATTTTAAATTTTTTTTATATTTTTTAAAAATTATGTTTAACATAGTTATTCTAATAATTTATCATCATTTTTAACTAATATATACAATAAAAATTGTATTATATTCATAAATGGTATCATAATTTTCATTCTATCATTAACATTTAATTTAACAAATTCATTTACATCTTTAATATAATTATCCATAGAACTTAATAAATACGTAACTAAATCCTGCAATGGATTAATTAATTTCTTACTATTTATAGTATATGTTTCGTATTCTTCATCATCATTATCACTAAAATAAACTGCATCATTAAAAGAATTTAAAAAATCATATATTTCATATGCTTTTACATAATCAAGTTTATTTTTCATATCTAGTTTAGCTTTAAGTTTTAATTCATTACGTTCGTCAGGAAAACTAGATAATTTTTCTAATTGTTTTTGATATGAATAATAAAACCCAATATACTCTACACTAAATTTATAGAATTTAATAAGTGTCGTTATGTTACTTTTTTCATCCACACTAAAATTCATATATCGCATCATTAATTCCATAAGATAATTATTAATTATATTTGTTAAATAACTAGAATATGGTATAACATATTCTCTCAAATCAAATGAAGATAAAATTTTATCTATGTCTGAATATTCTTCTTGAAAATGTAATATATATTTATTATCCATTTCTTTTAATTGTTTGTTAATTATTTTATTATTTTTATTGTAATTGGAATCATCATAATTTAATTCATTATATTCATCTTCATGTAATTCACTAATATGTTCATTTTTAATGTTTAAACAAGACACACTATATACTAAATCACATAATTTAGAATATTCTGTAATGTGGTCCATATTTTTTGTTATTTTATATTTTTTGTTATTTTATATTTATTATATGAACTTTAAAAATTTCAATTTTAATTTTGATAAGTCTTTAAATACTTAAAACAAATGACTGTAATACAGATTTATATATAATTTAATTTAAAAGTATATTTATTATAAATATTTATCTATATGGATTATTTTAATTAAAAAATAATAAATAATGTCTGCAAAAAAGGAAGAAGAATCAATAGTAAAAGAAGATATTGAAAATATTGATGAAGATATTGATATATTAAATGAAGATATCATAAATGGTGAAAATGATATAAAACCTTCACAATGGGACGACGATTTCGAAAAAATTTGTTCTTGTATGATTGATGAAGCACAGATTAATACATTTTTACATATTAGAAGTTTTAAAAGTTATTCTGCGTGGTCTAGTGCATTCCAAATTCCTATTATTGTTTTATCAGCTGTTGTTGGTTCTGCTAATTTTGCGTCTAGTAATTTTGGAAAATATAGAGATAATATTATTTTGATTATTGGTGGTATTTCTATTTTAATCGCTATCATTTCTTCTATTGCTCAATATTTAAAATTATCTGAATTAAAGGAAAGTCATCGTATGTCATCGTTTCATTGGGAAAAATTCTATAATAAATTAAAAGTACAACTCATGTTAAAACGTGAATATAGGAGAAGATTACCTGACTTTTATGATGATGTATTAACTGAATATCAACGCCTAAAAGAGATTTCACCTATATTTTTGAAAAGGATTGAAAAACTCGCGAAAAAGAAAGCAGGGTATCAACATCTTAATATTCCTTTCTACTTAAATGGATTCAGTCCTGTTATTCCGTATGAAAAGGCACAGGAAAACTATGAATATTATTATTTAACAAATAACCACGAAAAAGAAATGTCTGATTTTATTTATAAAAAACCCAGAAGCAAAACATTCAAAAAAGAAATAGAAATTATCAAACAACACAAAGCACTTTCAAATAAACCAACACCGACCCCAACTCCAACAACAACTCCAATAACGACACCTAAAATGAAAAAGAAAGAATTACCAAAAGATAAAGATAATAAAGATAATAAAGATAAATATAATCCAGATGATGCACAAATTGATTTGGGATTACTAAACACCAAATTATTACAAGAAACAAGCATTGTTTAATTAATATTAAAGTTCCTTTTTAAAATGTAGAATTGTTCTTCTAGATTATTTAATATTTTATTTTGATGTGCGAGTGCTTGTATTAATACTGTTTTTGCCTGTATAAATACAGGATTTGAACCATAATCATTAAACATCCTTTCAAGACTTTTAATGTCTTCTTTTATTGTGTCTGTTTTTTTAATATTTTCTTGCCAATAAGTATTAACTTCTTCTAACAATTTAGGATATGAAGTTTTCTTATCATCTTTTATAGTACTCACTACCCCACTACTGCGATTATTATAATTCATTATACAAATTTATACAATTTAATTCAATATAATTTAATATGATTTAATATTATATTATACGACAATATTTTATTCCCAATCAGACCAATGATATTCTTCTTTGTGTTTTTTAATAACGACTTGTAAATACATATTTATCTTTTTAATAGGACACTTATATATTTGTGTATAACCATATAATTCATAACCTAAATTTATCTGTTTATTAACATTTTCCTCAAGTGCTTCCTTATTGGAATACTCTAATACAATATAATTCATTTTTATTAGTTTATTATAATAACGATTTTGATTATTTATTATTAAATACTATTACTATATATTTAATTTTTCAATTTTAAATTTATTTTTTTATAATTATTTATAAATACATATATTATAAAATTGATATTTTATTTAAGTAGATAACTATATATATATATATAATTTAATTCAATTCAATTCAATTCAATTCAATTCAATTCAATTCAAAATGCCTCCTAAAAAACAACCAATGTATAAAGAAGGGTACGTCTTTGTAGATGTGAGTTATCTTGTGTTTTATAGATTTTTCGCACTTAAGAAATGGTTTTCTTTTGCTCATAAAGAAATCAAGATAGATAGAGATGAAAAATGGTTGAAAAATAAATTATTTATGGAAAAGTTTGAAAAAACAATTCTAGATACAGTTCTTAAAATAACCAAAAAACAAAAAATAAATCCAAGTAATATATTATTCGCATTTGATTGTCATCATAAAGACATTTGGCGACTTAGTATAAAAAAGGGAGATTTAGAAGAAACAGAAACTAATGATTATAAAGGAACACGTGCACTTTCACACGAACAACAGAATTTTACAGAATTTGAAATATTTGATATTGTAAAAAAAAAACTCATTCCCGAATTCGCAAAAACACACAATAATAAAATATTAGAACATAAAAAAGCAGAAGCAGATGATTGTATCGCATTGGGCATTCGTTATTTGCGTAATAAAAAGAAATCAGATGTACCTATTTGGATTGTTGCGAGTGATACAGATTATCTTCAAATTTGTGACGCTAAAACACATCTTATTGATTTAAAACAAAAACAAATAGACCAAAAACATCTTATTGAACCTAAAATAACAAAAGCAGACTATCTTCTCAATAAATTATTGGTAGGTGATGTATCTGATAATATTCCTGCGTGTTATTTAGTTTCTGATAAACTAGAAGAACTTAATACGACCTATGAACTTAAAATTAGAAAAAATAAAACTAACATTTATAAAATAACGAAAAGTATCGCATCTAAATTACTAGAACACGACACTATTAAAAAACTCCTATTTAATTTTATGAAAGATAAATCTAATAGTGATACTAAAGAAAAACTCTTCTTTTTAAATCTCAAACAATTCACATTTAATCAAAATATGATTGATTTCTCATATATACCAAAAACCATTGAAACAAATATTTATGGAATGATGTAATGATATTGAATGATGAAATAATGTAATGATAGAATGATGAAATAATTAATTAATATTTTTAAATAAAAAAATCTAACTATTTTTTTTTGGTAGTTTACTTGAACTCTCTATTCAAATAAGCAATTTTCTTTTTTTAGTTTTTAGTATATATGTGTGTTGGTTCTATACATGCTTCACAAACGTCATAATCAACAACCATATTTCTGAAGGAAGGATCTCCAATCGTTCAGCAACATGCATCACTGTCCAAACCATTTGCCGACGAGCCATGCTCAGCACTCGACCTTCATTTGCATCCACTTCTGGGTCAGACCAGAAACGAGAAAGTAAAGTACATAAAGAATCGCCACCATTCAAATCCAAAGTTGTGCATGTTGTTTTTTGATTCTTTTCAGGTTTGCACGTGTAATGTGAGTTCATCACCAACCGTCCATTAACAATTAATGTGTGTTTCATTCCGCTAATTAGAGGCTTCTTGTAACGCATTTTACTCCATAGTGACCCCTTTTTAATGTTTGAAATCAATATGAAAATTAAAATGTCTTGTTTAAGTTGTCCAAGCTCTCGAATGGTACCACCAAGAACCCTAGTTCCTTCTTTATAACATGGAGTATATGGTAACATTTGCGCTGCTCCAACATTCATTATCCGGGTTTTTTCTCTTGTTATTTCACAACGATCACACTCACAACAACAAATATGATTGCCTTCTCCCGGACAACTGTCTTCAAAATCTGCTGTCGGCACCTTTATACTTTCTTGTTTTAAAAGAAGGGCAATACATGTAGGATCATAAGAACTTAGTGCAAAAACAATCAGACTCTTCAATTGACCCCCTTTTTCACCGAAATTAAAAGCAAGACCACCCTCAAACTGTTTCAAAATATCTGAGAATCTTCCTGCGATAATAGTCTCCAGAATCTGCAAAATATTCTTTTTCCCATACTCGCACAGTTTTTCAAAATAAGAAACCGACCCATCTCCAATTGCCTTTTTATAAGGAATTATTGGTTTTTCGATAAAATGGAATTTTGCTTCATAANCTGCAAATATTCGTGCGATTAATGCCAAAAATATTTCCAACATCTCAAAAGAAGAATATTTTATAATTATAACTAAATTAATTCAATTTTATCAGTTTTTGTTTAAAATTACGATAAAGCATCAAAAATATACTGTTTTTGTGCGTTTTAAGAAATTCATTATAATAATAAAAAAAATCTAAATATATATTATTATTTTTTTTTGTATTTTATGTATTTTTTATGCTGTATAACATTCGTCAAGAACCTCTTTAAATAAAATATTCAAAGACACAATTATGAATTTATATTCATTTTAAAACATATAAGATTTTTTCACATAATTATAATTAACTTATAATTCACATTTACGAAAAACATTTAATTAAAAAATGTATCCCTGGATATTGGGAGTAGGTGTAGTATTTGCCCTCTATAATGCGTGGGGTATTGGAGCAAACGATTGTGCGAATTCATTTGCTACTTCAGTTGGAGCAAAAGTTTTAACATTAAGACAAGCAGTTGTTATTGCGGCCATTTTTGAATTTGGAGGTGCAGTTCTAATGGGTTCTCACGTAACTGATACTGTTCGGAAAAAGATTGTTGAAATAAGTATTTTTGAAAATAATCCAGGTGCGTTAATGTTTGGTATGTTATGTGCGGATTTATCTTCAGCAATTTGGCTCACTATTGCGACTTATTTTAAATACCCAGTTTCAACTACTCATTCTATCATTGGTGCGATTGTTGGTTTCTCTCTCGCATATGGTGGTGCAGATATGATTGTATGGCGTAAAATTGGTTTAATTGTCCTATCATGGGTATTATCACCTCTTATTGCTGGTATTTTTTCATTAATCACATATTCATTATTGAACCATTTTGTTTTTAAGAGAGAAAATTCATTTAATAAAATAATGTTTTTATTCCCCATATTAACATTTATTACATTCTTTATTAATTCACTCTTCATTATTTACAAAGGTTCGCCACAATTAGATTTAGACGAAATGCCTTTTTGGAAATGCTTTTTGATTTCATTAGGTATTTCAATTGGAACAGCACTTGGAACACAATTTCTTTATGTTCCATATGTAAAAAAACAAATTAAAAAGAAAAACGATATCCAAGAAATAGAAGAATTAAAAGATAATACAGAACCACAACAAAACAATAATGTAAATCCAACACAACAAGAATCCGAATTTGATGAAGATATATTAGGAGTAAGAACAACAAGTTATAGCAACGCTATTCAATTAGAATATCAAATGTCAGAACATACAAATACAAATACAAATACAAATACAAATACAAATACAAATACAAATACAAATACAAATACAAATACAATCAGTAAATATTTCAAATATGATGATACAAAAGACATTCAAGAAAATATTAAATTATCAAAAAAATATAGTAAATCATTAGAATATCAATATAAAGAAGATACAATTGAAAAATTACACGATAACGCTCATAAAATAGATAAAGATACTGATGAATTATGTTCATGGATACAAATTATTACAGCCTGTTTTTCATCATTCGCACACGGTTCTAATGATGTTGCAAACGCTATTGCTCCATTGGCGACAATTTATCATATTTATCAATATAGTTCTATTGCTGACAAACAAAATGTTCCTATTTGGATTTTGGCAATTGGAGGTGTAGGAATTGTGATTGGTTTAGCGACTTGGGGATACAAAATTATTGATAGAATTGGTCGTGAATTAACAAAGATTACACCTAGTCGGGGATTTATTATTGAATTATCAGCTGCACTTACCGTTATTATTGCGAGTCGTGCTGAAATACCCGTATCAACAACACATTGTCAAGTAGGTAGTGTTCTTGGTTGTGGATTGGGTGGTGGAACGAAAAACATTAAATGGGACTTAGTAAAAGGAATTCTTTTCAGTTGGTTGATTACATTACCATTTACTGGATTATTATCCGCAGCACTTTTCAGTTTTGGATATTACGCACCAAACAAATTATCTGCTTTTGATTTTGACATTACGAATTTAACCAATATGACAAACTTTACAAACATTACTAATTTTCCTATTTAATAGTATTTATAAAAAAATCTAACTATTTTTTTAATGTTTTTTATTTTTTTTTATTATTATCTTCTGTTAAAATAATATTATTATTATTATTATTATTTAGGTTGGTGTTCGTGCCTCAAGAACGTAAAGATGAGTTCCCACAATTCTGGTTCTAAATCTGGTAGGATTACCATCACTTCACTGGATTTGTACGCTGACAACATTGTGTACCAAATTGTAAAGGTGCGCGATGTGCATACGGTCCGGGTGTCATCGCTACCGGCTGTAAATGAGGACGGTGGGAGCCACCACATCCACAGCTGCACACCGGCCCACGTAGTGGCGTCTGGAGCTGCTCTAAGCGAATCGGGGACCTCTGCTAAGGTATTGTAATTTTCGTAAGGATATTTCAATTCTGCGATAACAGCGTCGGGTGCCCAGATTTTGATGAAGACAGGGAACTGGTTTTCCCAGTTAAATGCCTCTATAACAGCAGTTATGTTCGGAGCTACACCGTCTTCACTGGCAGTTTCAGCAGCGGTGACAGTGTCGGTTCCGTAGATGGGTTGGACGATCAAGCTTGTGAACGCTATACATCTTTTGAAAGCACTTTCTCCGATACTCTCGACTGTTTCTGGGATCACAACGCTTGCTAACAAGCTGCATTTAAAGAAAGCATAGCCTCCGATGCTTGTGACGGACGATGGAATTGCAACGCTTGCTAACGAGTGGCATTCAGCGAAAGCATAGTTTCCGATGGTCTTGACGGACGACGAAATCACAAGGCTTGTCAACGCACTGCATCTAGAGAAAGCTTCGTCTCCGATGCTGGTGACGCACGATGGAATCACAACGCTTGTTAACGAGCTGCATTCACAGAAAGCATAGTTTCCGATGCTGGTGACGGACGATGGAATCGCAAGGCTTGCCAACGCGCTGCAATCTTGGAAAGTACTGTATCCGATGCTAGTGACGGACGATGGAATTGCAACGCTTGTCAACGCTATACATCTTTTGAAAGCACTTTCTCCGATACTCTCGACTGTTTCTGGGATCACAACGCTTGCTAACGAGCTGCATTCAAAGAAAGCATAGCCTCCGATGCTTGTGACGGACGATGGAATTGCAACGCTTGCTAACGAGTGGCATTCAGCGAAAGCATA